CCTGTGGCCTTGACGATCTGGGTGATGGCTTTGCCCGTCACATCCTTGGCACCCGTGCCCGAAGCGTCGGTTGCCTGCTGCAGCTTCGCATCCAGCGTGGCACCCGTGCCCAAGACGCCGCTTTGCACGAGCGCCAGCAAGGTGTGGTGGTTGCCCGCCGAGATCCAGCCGGTGGTGACAGTGCCCACGGCCTGGCTTGCGGGATCGATGGTGGCCAGAACCGAGAACAGTTCGCTGCCTTTTGCGTTGGGAAACATCAGAGTTCTCCTTCAGAGTGCGGGGACGATCAACGTGCGCCCAGTTGGACAAAGGGCGACATGGTCGTGCTGCCCTTGGCGGGGGAGATCGGCGCGGCGATCTTGGATTGGCCGTCCATACGGAACGTGGTGCGGAAAGCCGTTAGGTCCGCATCGAAGTACAGGTGCATGGAGGTGGCCGTTTGCATGCCACCGGCCTTGGTGATGGTCTGGTAGTACGACAGATCGGCCAGCAGCACGTCACCCGCAGAAGAGAAGGTGTTGGCGTGTTGCGAGACGAAGACTGGGCGGCCAAGCAGCATGCCGTAGGGCGAGACCTGGATGCCACCCGGGTTCATGCCCGTGGGCAGGTAGATCGGGTAGTTGCCTAGGGTCAGCGTGAAGAGCGCGGGCAGCACGTCGTTGTTGACGATCCACACGGCCTTGCCAAACGAGCCCGGCGGCAGGCGCGAGATCATCTTGGCCAAGTTCTGCGCCAGCAGGGTCTGGGTGGTCTGGCCCGATTCCTTGGCCACCGTCACCGTGGTGGCGTTGGTCATGCAGCCCACAGGCAGGCCCGTGCCCGAGCCGAACAGAATCGACTCGTTGGTCTTCCAGCGAATGGATGTGGCGATCTTGTCGGGCAGGTAGGTGGACAGCGCATTGGTGTCATCCAGCAGCTCGTCCGTCACCGGCACCAGGGCCATGAGCTTTTTGAGGCGCAGTGTCGACAGACCCAGGACAGGCTTGGTACCCACGGCCGATGCGGCTTCACCTTGCCAGTAGGCTCGGATGCCGTTGGTGCCCCAGGGCGTGGTCTCGTCCTTGGGGAAGGCCATGGTGTTGCCCGTGATCTCGACGTTGTCGGTCATGGGCAGCAGGGAGTCCTCGCCCAGCGAGAGCTGGAAGATCTCCTGCGCGAACTGCGGGGGCACAAGAAAGCCGCCATCCTGCGCCGAGCCTTCACTGCCAAACGAGGCAGGAGCCACAGCACTTCGGCCGGATCCAATCAGCAAACGATCATCGATCGCGGCACCGGGGTTTTGCGCCTGACGCACGGTCTTGAGGAAGTCACCCACACTTTTGAAGCCGTGCTTGGGGTCGGCTTCGAGGTTGTCGGTAACGGAAATCACCGTGGCCTTTTGGCCATGGGAAATGGTCGAATGCGCCGAGTGGGCTACGTTGGCCACATTGACCATGTGCGCTTCTTCAGCGATCAGGGCAGCCTCGCGGTCAATGGCAGCCGATGCCGCCTCGATCTTGGCCTTGAGCGCGTTGAAGGCGGCCAGCTCTTCATCGGTCATGTCGCGCTCCTCAGCGGCGGCGATATCAGTCAGGGCACGAGCGTCCTTGACCAGGGTGGCTTTGCGAGCTTGAAGCTCGCGCAATTGCTTACTCATTGGTGTTGCTCCAGAAATGAAAAAACCGCCCAGGCAGCAAGCACAGGGCGGCGGTTTGAGGCGCGACCAACGGGTCGCAGGTGGTCGGCAGCCCTCAACGGAGGACTGCTGAATTTGGGAAAAAGATTCAGATCAGCGCGAGGGCTGCTCGGGCCTGACCAAGCCGGGATGCACCCGGAGGCTTTTGAGAGACGGCGGTCTTTTGCATCTTGGCCAGCACATCGTCGAAGGTGGCAATGCCATCCACCATCTTGGCTGCAAGCGCCGCATCGGCACCCAGCACCCGACCCTCGCCCATGCCGTCACGCACATCGGCAACCGAGACGCCTCGGCCCTTGGCCACGGCTTTGATGAAGGCGTTGTAGTAATCGTCCACGCGGGACTGCATAAAGGCCTGTGCCTCAGGATCCAGCGGCACATAAGGGTTGCCCTCGACCTTGAACTTGCCTGCCGAAATCAGGGTGGGTTTAACCCCCTCCTCTTCCAGCGCCTTCGAGTAATCAAAGTGGGCCTGCCAGACACCGATTGAGCCCACCTCGCCACCCGGGGTGACATAGAACTCACCGGCCGAGCAACCGATCCAATAGGCGGCCGAAGCGGCCAGGCTGTTGGCCACGGCCACCACGGGCTTTTGCGCCCGGGCTTTGACAATCTCGGTGGCCAGCTCGGCCACGCCGTAGACGCTGCCGCCAGGGCTGTCGATGTCAATCAGGATCTGGCCTACAGTGTCGTCCGCCAGGACCTGGCGCAATGCGCTTGTGAATTTCTGGGTGCTGGTACTACCCGGCCCCGAGATGTCATCGACCATGTTGCCGCGCTGCGTGACCACCCCATACAGGGGCAGGACCGCGATGCCAGCTCCGGCATTGGCTGCAGCGAACTGTTTGCGCGTGTCGCGCAGAACCCGGTCCGCATTCACCTGAAACAAGGTTTCGTCGCTTGGCGGCTCATCCGAGGACCAGCGAGTGAGCACGGCAGTAATGGCCTGCAGACGCTCGGGCATGAGTGCCCAGGGCGTGGTCAGAAATTCAGAGACAAGAAGGTGTTTGTTCATTTGGAGTTTCCAAGTTGGATCAGCGCCTTGAGCAGCACTGTTTCATCGGTAGAAGGTTGTGCGATGGCCCAGGCACGCACCTCGGGCTCTTGCAAGCCCAAGGCTTGGGCGATCAGAGCGATTTCCTGAGCGTCAAGGCTGCCCTTCTTGCTGATGCGCCGGGCCAGGCGCTGGGCATTAGCTTCAATGAGCTTGCGAAATCGCTGGCTCATCTCTTGATCCGGCTCTGCCGGGGTGTCTGCGTCTGTTGCGTCAGAGTCCTCGTCTTCTGGCTCTTGCTCCTCGGCGTCCTCTTCTTCGACCATGTTCAGCGGCCTGAGCGGTTGATCGAGCCCTTTGATCGGGTTGAGGTTCTCGGCGATGCGGGCCTCGTTGCGAGTGAGCCAGCCGTTTTGGATGCCGCTTTGGTAGTAGGCGGATCGGCTGGCAGCATCCCCGCGCATCAGGTTGGCGAAGTCGAATTCGATTTCGAGCTCATCGCCGTCCAGCATCAGGTCCGCTTCGATCGAAGCCTCCCAGCGCTCGGCCCACGGCGTCATGGTGTGCATGACGAACTCCAGGCTCTGCTGCTCGATGTTCGAGAATGTCGCCCGATCTAAATCGGCAATCATGTGCGGTGGCACACGAAACAATCGGGCAATATCTGTTATCTGGAACTTGCGCAGCTCCAGAAACTGGGCGTCCTTGTTCGTGACGCCCACCTCGTGGAACTTCATGCCGTTTTCCAGCACCAGCACCTTGCCCCTGTTCGCTCCGGATTGGGCGGCCTGGTACGACTCCCTGAATACCCGCTTGGCCTCAGCATCCTTGAAATTGCCCGGGAACTCGATCCAGCCGCCCGTGGGTTTGGCATCGTTGTTGAAGAACCGGGCGCCATAGTCCTGCGCGGCCAATGCCATGCCCAGGCTCTCGCGGGAAAGCTCGATGGGACTCAGGCCCAGCAATCCGTCCGAGGACAAGCCCCGCAGGTGCCAGACCTCGCCCCGGGGCAGGACCAGCTCATGGGCTGCTTGGTTCTGAATCCGATATCGGTAGTCACCTTCAGTGAGCAGTTCCATTCGCACCCGGTCCGGATGGATGGGAATCAGCTCGGTGATCTCGCCCCGGCCGTTGGCCAGAATTTGGCAGAAGGCATTACCACGCAGGGCCAGGTGCCCCTGCAGCATCTCGCGCCACTCGAACGGGTTCTGGTACCGATTGGGCTTCTTGCCCAGCAACCGGTAGAGCCAGTGGTCCGTCACCCTGTCCTTGCCGCCATCTGCTCGAGCACGGTAGACCACCAGTGGCAGCGAGGCCATGGTCTCAGACAGGATGCGCACGCAGGCATAGACCGCTGCCAGGCGCATGGCCGAATCGGCCGAGACGCGCATGCCCGAAACACTGCGCACCGATACAGGCTCAAAAAAGAAATCGCCCCAAGGGGAGCGATCGCTTGTGGAAGCTTTGAATCGGTCAAAGAGGTTGAAGATTCCCATCGGTAGTGTCAGAAAACGCGCCTGCCGTCTCGTTAGAGCAGCATCAGCTCGTAGTCGGATCCCAGCACCACCGAGTCCCCCGGTTTTATCGCCCGTGAGAGGGCCATGATCAGTGCCACGATGCCGTCGATCTTGTTTTCTGCTCGCTCCTTGCGCGGGTAAATGTTGTCTTTGACGTCCGTGTGGGCCACCACGTTGCTGGCCATCCAGGCCAATACCGGGTCGCCGTCATGGACGAGCTTCTTTTGCAGGACCAGGGCTTCAAGCGTCTTCATCGGTTCGCTGAAATTGAGCACCGTGGGACGCACTTCGATCATGGGCAGGCCCTCGGAGAGCATCCGGGTGGACAGCTGTGTGGCCTGAAACGGATCGAAAGCCACGGCCTCCACCGAAAACCGGGATGCGATGTCCAGCAGATCAGCCTCGATCCAGCTGAAATCGATCACGTTGCCCGGCGTCACCGACAGGCGTCCGGTATGGGCCCAGCCCTCGTACTGGCTGTTGCCCGCAGCCTGGACCGTGTCCTCTGGCAGGTAGTACTTGCCAAACACGGCATATGCGTCGGGTGTGTCAGGGTGCTGAAACACCATGACCAGCGCCGCAATGTCCGTCTTGCTGGCCAGGTCCAGGCCCACCCAACAGGGCTGGCCCAGGAACTGGTCCAGCTCCAAATCCGGGTTGGTGCCCGCGTCCCAGGCCCGCATGTCCATCCAGGCCTTGTCCGCGCTCACCCATTCATTGAGGTGCTTGGTCTTGAAGTTGTTGACCGCGCTGGGCAACTGCATGGCCTTGGCCTGCAGAGGCACCAGGATCTCTTCGCGCACCGAGATGCCCCAGTTGGGGTTGGCCTTGATGAGGGAGTCCTTGATCGTCCAGTCGTCCCCTTCATCGAGGCCGTAAATGATCCCGAACTGAGAGTCGTCTTCGAACACCCGGTTCAGGAGTTTGGTGACAAAGCTCCTGACCTCGTAACAAATCCCTGAGCGGTTGCTGCCAGCCGTTGTGATCACCCACAGCAGCGAGTTGTCCCGCTTGCCGGTACCGGTCTCCACCACGTCATAGACCGTTCGGGTCTTGTGGGCGTGCAGCTCGTCAATGCATCCGAAGTGGATGTTCAGGCCGTCCAGCGTCGAGCCCTCAGCCGAGAGCGCTTCGAACTTGGAGCCCGTCTGAAGCACATGCATGTTGTGCGCACCGACGTTCACCGCGAACCGATTCCTGAATCCCGGACTCAGGCGTGCCATGGTCTGAGCATCGCCAAAGACGATGCGAGCCTGATCGCGGGTGGTGGCCAGCGAGTACACCTCAGCGCCGCCCTCGCGGTCGGCCGCCAGCATGTACAGACCCACCGCCGATGACAAGGTGGACTTGGCATTGCCCCGAGGCACCTCGATGTAGGACCGTCTGAAGCGGCGCTTGCCGTCCGATTTGACCCATCCGAATACCGTGGACAGGATGAACACCTGCCATGGCTCCAGAACAATCATCCGGCTAGCCAGTGGGCCTTTGACGTGAGGCAGACGCTCAATGAAAGCGCACAGGTTGTCGGCTGGCCTGTAAGGCCTGCCGTACCGGTCAAGCAGCTCCGGGTTGAACTGGTAGATGCTGCTCTTGCGTTTGAAGCGGATCAGGTCATCAAGTTGACGCTTGCAGGCCTTCTGAACCCACTCGCAGGTCAGGATCTCTCCCGATACGACGCGCTGTGCATATTGTTTGGCGCTCGCGGCGTATCCACTCATCGTTTGCTCTCGGTCTTACCCAACAATGTCCTCCCAGAGATCGAGCTCTTCGCCCGGTCGCTCGTTTGGAATGGAGATGCGCGAGCGAGATGCGGGGGTGAATCCCATCTCGATCGCAGCCTTGGTCATGATCTGGGCCTGCTTGTTGGCAATGGCCAGGTAAGGCGACTGCATGGGCACACCGCTGTGGGGCGCCTTCACCAAGAGCCCCGTTTTACCGATACCCGCCTGGGCCTGTCGGTACAGGTCTGCCGCGCAGGCCCAGATTTCCAGCACGGACATGTCCAGCTTGCGAATCAGGGTGGGCGGCGCACATTCAAGCGCGTAGCGCCAGGCAGCCTTGGCACCCTCAGGCATGTAGTCCGGAGGCTCGACCAGCAAGCCCTCTGGGATGGGCTCGTGGTAGTTGGTCCGGCATGGCTGCAAGGTCCCCTTGATCTGCTTGACTTGAGTCGGCAGTGGCTTGCGTCCGCCCATAAATCACCCGCTTGGTTTGATGTTCATCTGATGCACGGCCTTTGCTGCGCAGGTTTGAGGGATACCCCCCCTTGTTCAATTTGCACGCACAAAAATTTGCGCAAGCCCACGCATCTTGGGCGCAAGTCTGTAGAGATTCAGACCCCCTCCCCCCTCAGGACGGGGTCTGGTTGCGCAGGGATGCCGTCTCTGAGGCGGTCTTGGCGTTGTGACAGGGCACGCACAGGCTCTGCAGGTTCGCTCGCTCAAAGCGCTCACCGCCTTGCTTGACCGGAACGATGTGATCAACCACCTTGGCTGGCTGGAGCACGCCTTTGGCCTGGCACCTGCAGCAAAGCGGGTTATCCCGTAACACCGCTGCACGTGTGTTCCGCCACCTGGCCGATTGATAGAAGCCCAGTTCAGTGTCGAACCCACGCCGCGCGCGACCGTACTCACGGTGCACTTGGGGCTGGTGATGGGCGCAGTAGCCGGGTACGTTCAGCACCTGCGCGCAACCCGGATATCTGCATGGAGTGGGCGCACTTCGCGGCATCTCAATCGGCTTTCAAGGAATAAGCGACAGCTCGAAAAATTGACTTGGCTTCATCTTGATTCAGAGCGTCAATGCTCCACATCGAATCAACCACAAGGAGAAGCCAATGAAATCAAAACCACCCTTGGACAAACTGTTTGAACAGATTGCCAACGAACACCTGTACATCGAAACGCTGGAGACTCAGCACAGGGACCGACTGGACTTTCATGAAGTCGCGGTCTGGGGTGTCAAGTGCGCGCTGGCCGCTGCCTACGCCGCAGGACTTGCAGAAGCAAAAAAATTACAAGCATCGAAAGTCAAACAATGAAACTCACAGACACTCAGCGCAGCTTGCTCCAAGCCGCTGCCATGCACCCCGACAAACAACTAACCAACTTTCCGGCCAACCTCAGAGGCGGCGCACTGGCCAAGGTGATCAACGCATTGCTCAATGCAAAGCTGATCGAGAGCAGCAATCACAGCCCCGATGTGTTTCAGATCACGACCAATGGCATGCAGGCGATTGGAGCCACGTCTCAAGCCAAACCATCAACACG